TCCCAGGTCAGAGTGGCACCCCTCGCTTCTTCCAGCACCGTGCCGGCGCCGTAGGTGGGCGCGCTGCCGGGAGTATAGGCCGTAATGGGAGCCGCGACAGGATAAAGCATTCCAACATTAGCTTTCATATGCTTTCCCTCCGTTATTTCAGATTCTTTTCATCGAGACGGTCCTCGATGGCTTTGATGATCGCCGCTTCCGCTTTTGGCTTTGCCTTGCTTACGCCTTTGCGGAAAAACGGCTGTTTGTGCATAAAACTGGTTCCGCTGTTGATCGAATTTGCAATCAGCGCAATGGGTTTTGTCTGCCCGGCTACATCAGCATATCCGGCATTGCTGAAGCCGATAGAGGTCTGCACTTCCGTGCCGTTCTTGTCGAATTTCGCAATACCGATAGCGCCGCGGATCGCGTCCACCTCTTCGGGAGACGGAAGCCGTGTGCCGTGCACCGCGTATTTAAAAGGCGCGGTTTTGATGGTATCCACGGCGGCTTCAAGCTCGCCGGCCATAGTGCCCGCGCCTTCGTACAGTCCCGCGGCGGCGGCTTTCGGGCCTTCTTCTGCCAGCTGGGTCAGCATCTCGCTGATTTCATCCATGCCGTCCACTTTGGCCGTGATCGCCATCAGACCACCCCGCTGTCCATCACCTGGCAGACCCACTCGACGTGAAAAAGCCCGGTCGAATTTTCGTAGGTGGAACTGTTAAGCTCCCAACTCGCGCCGCAGATCTCCGCAAGGATCTCTTCTACGGTCCGGATCACATCTTCCCGGTCTGCCAGCCTGGAAAAGAAAACATCCACGCTCGCTTCCCAGCTCCGATCCAGCTTTTGATTGTTGCCGTTCAGCTGTCCGCTTTCGAAATCCAGGCTGACGACGCCATACGTTCCTTCCGGTCGGGTCCGCCATGCATATTCGGCAAAGGGGATATCCGTAAGCTTCAGAGCTGCCACAAGGGCTTCATACTCGCTCGGCATCATCAGACCCCCTTTGCGTTCTGCTGCACTCTCTGGAGCGTCAGTTCAATTCCGTCTGCTTCGGTGATGTAGGTGCGCAGGATGTCATACTGCACCCCGCCAACCTCGCACAGCCGCTCTCCCTGGTACTCGAAATCGTGCGCCAGAACGACTTTCAGTTCCGGATTCAACCCTTGCCCCATTGCCAGATACGCTTCCTGCTGTCCGATGGATTTGATCGTACAGAATACGGTTCGGCTCGTTTCCTGCCGGTCCGTTCCGGCTCCAGCGGCTTCCGGGCTGACCGTGATCAGGTCGCATACATCCGCCCGCATCATCCGCAATCACCGCCCCAGTTGGTATAACCGTTCGCGTGCATCAGTTGCGTTTTCTGCATCTGGTAGGATGCTTCCAACCGGTCATAATCTGCCGGGCTTCCGAAGTGCGCACGGGTATACGTGAAAATGGCTGTCATGCAGAGCGGGTCCTCAAGCGTGCTGATATCATTAACAGCGTTATCCGTGATCGCGAAGTCAACCGTGCCAGGAAGCACGACCCCGGCGGACTCAAGATCCCTCGCGCCAGCTTGCATCAGTCGGCAAAGCTCCGGCTCGTACTGGCTCGCGGTCACCCTCAACGCCAGTTTGCATTCCTTCAGCATCTGTTTCACCTCGCTTTAAAAGAACAGGCGACGGAGGAAAGGGGATAAAACCTCCGTCGCCCGGTATCGTCACGCGCCGATCAGCGCGGGCCGATTGTTATTGCGCCGCCAGAATTTCGGCTACAATGTCCGCTTTCCTGGTGGCGGTCAAAGTTAGGCCCATCTCAGTGGCGAGGGCTTTTAACTGGGCCACAGTTAAAGCCGTCAGCTCTTCCTCGGACAGTTGCCCGTCCTGGTTGGTATCTGCGTCACTGATTACTGAAAAGTCGCCTTCACGAAGCTCTTGGGATTCTCCAGACCCGCATCGAACAGGCTGTAGCCGGCAACGATGTCTTCAAAGGTCTTGGGATCCATCGCGTGATTCATGAACAGCGTCTCAAACTCGTTGGCCAGAATCATGCTGGGAATGCCGATATAAACGACATTGTCCGTCAGGTTGTCATCCAGCTTGACTTCAATGCCATAGATGCGGCCCTGGGTGATCGGATCAACCATGGGAGAAGGAATAAACGCCTTGTTCCCGGCGCCATCATTCACGCCCGCCAGCTTGGTCCAGATGGTGTTGGCATTGGCATATACCACCTTGACGCCCTGGCCCTTGATCTTGGCCAGCAGGGCGCGGATGCCCGCATCATCACAGGTCGCGTTGGCGACAACGTTACCGGCGTCAATGCCATAGGTGGCATTGTCCAGCTGAGTGCGGATCCTGGTTTCCTTTGCCACGCCGATGCGCTCGGCAATATGCTTTTCGACCCACGCCTGGAAAGCGTCGATGCTCTGCCACTTCATTTTGCGGCTGATCACAAGATGCTTCTTGATCTCGACACCGTCCAGGGGCAGCTGATCGAAGGTGTCCTGCTCATCCGCGTTCGCGGCGGCTTCATTGGTCGCGGCGGCGTCGCCGGCAGCGATGGTCTTATGACGGGGAATCGCAAAGCCGCTGGTCATGTTGCTCTTTGCGGCGTCCGCATACATGGGGTAGGTGCTTTCAACCAGCTCGATAATGCGGTTCATCACTTCAGTGGGAACCACAGCACCGGTGTTGCTGGTCAGGAAGGTAAAAGCATCGCGCTCTTCGGTGGTCATCTCCCCGAAAAGGCTCACGCCATCGCGCACGGCCAGATTCTTCAGCCACGCGGTGCGGTATTCAGGGGAAGCAGCATTGTAATTCATGGATTTTTCCTCCTTGAAAATTTTCTTTCCGGCCTGTTTGGCCACTTCTTCGGCCTGCCGGGCTTCTTCAGCTGCGGCGGCTCTGCGGGCTTCCAGTTCAGCGTCCAGCGCCTGAATTTCAGCCTGACGGGCTTCCAGTTCATCGGTGTTCAACGCGTCCCGCTTCTCTTTCATTTCGGACAGCAATTCAGCCTTGCGGGCCTCCAGCTGTTCGCCATTCATTTCGGACAGATTCATTATTTGCTGTCCTCCTTTCCGTAGTTATCCAGCCATGCCAGAACCGCCGTCCGGCGTTCCTGTTCGGCTTCCTTCGCCCGTTCGTTCGCCAGCCGCTGTTTTGCGCTCTCCAGCGAGGCGCGCACGCTGTCCAGCGGCCCGCCCTCAGAAGCGGCCTGAATGTCGGTCTGTTCGTATGCCGGGAAAGCGACCGCCGACACTTCGAAAACCTTGCGGATGCTCATGATCGTCCGCTTTGGATATTCGCTGTCGAGGTCTTCCCAACTATCTTTATCGGTGTCCACCGCGAACGCGAAACTCATGCCGCTCATGTCTCCGCGCTGGACAGCAGAATAAAGCGCTCTCGCTTCCGCATTGTTCTCCGTATCGAGATCCACGCGGATTTCCATGCCGCGGTCTGTTACCGTCATCTGCATGGTGCTGTTTTCGTTGTTGTTCCGGCTCCGGGCCAACGGGATCCCTCGGTCATTATGCCCGATCAGGAAACGCACGTCCTTCAGGTCCGCTCCAGCAAGCGCCTGATGGTCGATCCGTTCCTGATACCATCCCATGTCCGTTACCTGGCCAAAAACAATCGGCGTTCCAGTGATATAGGTCCCGTGCTTTTCGTTCTGTTCGGCACGGACCTCAAAGTTAAACGCCCGAATTTCCTTCTCCATCGTCTTCACCTCCGTCATCACCGGAATCGTCTTTTCCCTCATCGACCATGTAATATTCCCCGCGGATCGGGGCATGCTGTCCGGCTCCATCCGGCAGCGGGTCATAATTGAACAGCTCCCGGATTTCATCAATCATCAGTACGCCGCGGTCGCCAAGCTCTTTGGCCATATTGATCTTGGATCCGGTCGCCATGTACTGTAGACGGTTCGCGGTGAACGTGATCCGGTTCCCGGTATTCTGTTCACGCTGCGTGAACACCATCCGCGTCAGGGCCTCGCTCAGTTTGATTGCGAAAGGTTCAATGCAGCCATTAAAAAAGGCGTCCAGTTCATCGCCGACCGCCTTGTTCTGAATCACGTTTTCACTTACGCCGAAATAGTTATACACGTTTTCCCGGATCAGCCGCATCTGTTCCGGGTCCACCTTGTAGCCTTCCTGCCGGATCTGCTGGATATTCGTGAACTGGTTCCCGAACAAAAGCAGCCCGCCGGAACCGCTCTGGAAGTTGTTTTTATCGAACCGCTCCCGCTCTTTCCGTAGGTCTTCATCAAATGCTTTTGACGTCAGCTGCGCCATAAAACGGAATGTGGCGGAATTCTTGACGCCTTCCTGAATGCCCTGATTGATCATGGACACCAGTTCCATCGTCCCGCTCAGTGCGGAGTTTTTCTCGCCGAAGAAATCGTCATTCAGCTGGTGTTTGACAACCAGCCCGACGCGGATCAGCGGGATAGAGCTCTTCTTCCCGTTAATGAAGTCGAATTTTAGCCACGGCTCACCGCCGCGCTCGATGACTTCGCTGGAACTGGGAAGCACCGGGAAAAATCCGTTCACCTCTCCCAGCTCATCCAGCAGCGGAACCACAAACAGATTGTTTTGGGTTTCATAGATATTGTTGCACCGCTCGATAAACTGAGCCCACGTCATCCAGGGATTAGGAGCGCACCGTGTGACGGTCCACAGCTTCGGACGCGCGGCGCCTTCCATCCTGTATTGGAGCTTTGCCGCGTGACGCGCTTTGGCATCGACAGCCGCCCGCACAAGCTCGCTTTCGTAGATCCGGCCTCCCCAGCTGCGCCATGCGGGCTGATAGGCCGTCAGCGTCTGATAGCTGATGTTCCCCGCTTCCGCCGGTTTCCGGCGTCCGAAGATCGCCTCAAACAGTCCCACTCATATCACCTCGCATTGGCCAGCTGTCCGGCCAGTTCCTCATAATAGTTGTGCCGCATGCAGATCGCGTCACTGAGCGCCGCCATTCCGTCGATGTGTTGCCTTTGATTGATCTTTATCAGTCGGCGACGGTTCGTCCCATCCTCAAACTTCAGCGCCGCGTCAAGCATGTGCACTTTCATCAGGTCATTGTCGTTCGCGCACCGGAGGCGCCCATCTTTGATCATGCCTTCCATATCAATCAGGACGCCGGTCAGGTTGCTTCCCTGGCTGACAGATTCCATGTCGTATCCGTCCGCCTCCATGTCCTGCACGAGATACGCCGCCGAATACCGGTCATATCCAACCTTCAGCGGGAGAATCTCATATTCACGTTCCAGCATCCGGAACCACTCATGCACCGCGTGATAATCAACGGTGTTCTCACCGCAGATCGTGAGCAACCCGCGCTGTGCATAGATCCGATATGGCAGGCCGTCGCGGGCGGTCGCTTCTTCCACCTTGTTCTCCGGCATAAAGAATTGCGTGAAAAACCAGCTAACGCCGTCCTTCTCAATCACGATCACCGCGGCGGTCAGGTCAACGGCCAGGGAAAGGTCCACGCCTCCCAGCGCGTAAGTGTGCCGGAAGTCTTCAAACGTCAAGTCGTTTCCGAAACATTTCTTAACGTCCTGCGCGGTCAGCCATGCCTGAGAAGAATTCTGCTTGATATTGCAGTATTTCGTCAGGAACTCGGTTCTTTTCGACAGGCTTTCTCTTGCTGTCGCGATTTCCTTCAGGATGAACTTAACCGGAACGCTTTCACCCAGCCCCGGCAGGCTTTTTCTCAGCTCGTTCAGATCATCCCATTTATCGACATCATCTATGGTGTACAGAATGGGGAGAAAATGTTCTTCGCCACTGTTCCCCATTAAAAAAGCTGTTCCGCGTTTGAACAGCTCATCATAGATCCCATCATTTTCATAGCCTGCCGAACTGATCGCAAGCCCGAAAGGCTCCGCTCGCGCGCCCGTACCGGACACCATGACTTCCCATTGCTTCAGGCCCCGGTCACCCTTCCAACTGCTGGCCTCATCACCGACCCAGCTCATAGGTCCGTAACCGTCGCTTGTCTTGTCGGCAAACGGTAATTTCTGAATGGTTGTGTTCGTCTCTTTGATGTACAGGCCGCGCGTCCGGGTGCTTTTTGTCTTCTTCTTCAACGCGGGTTCATGATCCACGTTGAATTCAAGTGCGGCGTAGGCCAGATCTGCCTGCGCAAGTTTCGGAGCGAGGAAATAGATTTCGGAACCAAACTCGCCTCCGGCATATCCGAAATATGTTTCGATCCCCGCGGCAATCAGCGTTTTCCCGCACTTCCTGCCGACAACCAGCATGCATTCCGTAAACTGCCTGATTCCATCAGCGTCTACGATCCCAAACATCAGACTAAGTGCGGCCTTTTGCCACAGAGCAAGTTTTATTCGCCCAGGTGCAAGCTCGCCCTTGTAATGGTGACAATATTTTTCGACGAACCCGATAACGGTGTTCGCGCGGCGCTGGTTGAAATACCATCGTTTGCTCTCAAGTCCATCGATGATCGTTTCATACAGCAACCGGATCCATTTCCCGACTGTGATGCTACCATCCTGAATCTGCTGGAAATAAGAATAGATCGCGTTCTCTTCGTTCATAGCCTGAACTCATCCAGTTCGTCCGCACCGCTGTCATCCTCCACCGGAAGCATATCGTTCAGCTGTTTGATAATGCTCTGATAGCTTTTATCAGTAGCCGTGAACGTTCTGGAAGCCGGGCGCTCCCGCTCGTATGGATCCATCTTTTCAGACTGTGTGAACCATTCCGTTTCACCCTTTTCTTCCAGTTCCGCCCACAGTTTATCAAGCCGGACACGAAGACGCGCCGCCTGAATGATCAGCCCCTGGGCCAAAGCAAATTGCTTTGGAGGCAGACTCTTATATAATTCCGTCAGCCGCTCGACTTCCAACTGTTCCGCCGTCTTATCCATGATAAATCCGCCTCCTTTCTGATAGATTCGCTTAAGTCCGAAAATGGTAGGGGGTTACGCGGGAACCCGGAGCTTTCTCTGAAGG